TGTGATACATTTGTTTATCCTGACCTACAAAATCTTGTTTAATTTCAAAACCTATCGACTTACCAAACTTCGCTAATTTAGTATTGCCCTGATGGACTATTGCGACAATCGGAACAGATACTAAGTGCTGTAATAAATTTAAATCTTCTAAATACTTTACTTTAACTTCTGGTGTCCATTTACGGACATCTGTGTGAAACCATATTAAGTTGTCGTGCAGCTCTAACAACATCGTGTAGTGTTCACGAATGACAACTGGTACTTTACTCATTATGCTTTCATAATAAATGCCAACGCATAGTACGGAGGCAAGTTTTGATTGGTTCCGGATACACCGCTAGTAGCGGAAGCTATTGACACAGAAATACCAGTTGTTTTTGAGCCAGTTCCAGCAGCAGACCCTAAAGAAGGGAAAGATGCGTTTCCAAGGTCGGTACCTAAAGCAGTAATGCTTCCGTTGTTATAAAGCCCCATATCATGGAAATGCCCGGGGTCTGTAACAGTAGCTGTATGAGTATGACTTACAATAACTGCATCTTTTGTTCCGCCAGATTTAGTATTAGCTCCCGTAATTGTGGTATAAGCAATTCCTGTAGTATCAGAATGAGCACCAATAATAAACTTATTACGTAAGTCAGGTGTTGAATTTGAACCGTTACAGAGATACCAGCCAGAAGGAATTGTAGCAATAGTTCCAGACCACATTACGATACACCCAGAAGGAATCCCGTTTGTCATCACAAAAGCACAAGAAGCAATTTGAGTTGTGTTTGTAAAAGCAGTTGCTGTTGGGACGGTCGGAGTACCGGTTAACGAAGGGCTGTTTACATCTGCTTTAGAAGCAATAGCATTAGAGATAGCATTGTATTCGTTATCAATCTCTGTTCCTTTAATAATCTTTGCTGGGTCTGTTGTTACTAAATCATCTTTAATAGCAAAGTTAGTTGATTTTGTATAATTACTCATGCTGTTTTTCCTATTGCATAAAATAAGTCAATCTTTTGAACAGATAAAGGAGAGCCGTTTATGTCTGTTTCAAAACCAATTTGTATTACTTTTCCACTTCCGCTAAGATTAGTTCTAGTATTCACTAAATCAATACCATCGCTATACTTACCTTCATTATATTTATCTACGTTAAAGTAGCTAGAGGTTTGACCCGGTAGCTTTATAGAACCAGAACGATATAGTTCAGAATAATCAAAACCCCATTTAACTGTTAACGGCTGAGAGGAACCGCCAATAGCTGTTAAGTAAAGTTTCTTCAACATTTTTAAATTTGTTGGTGTCTCTAAATCAAAATAATTGGTAAAGTAAGCCATACGATATACAGAACCATTATCTTGATAGGTATTGTACTTACCAATATATCCTACTTGACCTAAGTATAAACTTCTATCTTGCATTACACAGAAAGAGGTAGGATTAATTTGATTCCATACAGTTGTACGAGCGGAACCGTTCTCTAAGATACCACGAGTATCAAAGCAGTAAGTGACTTTAGACACAGGTAATGCTAATAGATACATAGCGTCGTTAGGATAGTAGATACCCTTCACACCTTCTAATACTTCACCGTTGACATAAGAAATTAGTTCATCACGGACATTCTTAGAGACATCACGAAGCGGTAATGAACGCTCTTGTGTCAAACGAAGTAAAGACTGTACACCGGTATCAGACAAGAATAGAATATCTGTACCAGCAACAGACTGAACTGAATCACGAGCAATACAACCAATATTAGCAATAGTGTCGCTCAATGTTAGTGTAGCAGGGTCATCAGCACCAGAGTAAATAACGATATGTTTTTTACAGAAGATAATCAAGAAGTTATTGTGCTGTGCTAAAGCAACAATAGGGTCTCCAGTAGGGATAACAGCACTGATGTCTAAATAACCAGCAGTGCCTGTAGTCCAATCAGAAGGGTCTTGAATATCTGTAAAGTAAACAGTTTGTGTATCATTAGTTGCAACACCAGCAACCCATAAACGACCAAAAGCATATAGACCACAAGAAGGCTTAAATGTATCTACAGTATACGGACTAGGAAATGTAGCAACATCACCTAAACGTTGAAAACCATAACCATCAACGTGTGTATGCGGAGCTGTGCCTAGCTTGTGCATCACCAGTGGTAGATGACCAGCCTGTAACCAAATAGCATGAGCAGAAGCTGTAGAGCCTGTTCCTAATGGCATATTAATAGGCTGCCAGTTATCATCAGTAATACTGTAAGTGGTTAGAATGTTGATAATATTAGCATTACCGCTAGTAGTCTCAGACGATGGAGAAGTGAAAGTAAAAGCACTTCCACCTGTTACAGTAACGGTATAAATACCTTCATCAGCAGTTCCTGATGTTGGTCCAAAGTAAACTTTATCGCCAGTGGAATATCCGTGACTTGCGGCACTTACTGTTACAGTTGTTCCGGTCTGTGTATATGTTGTTGTAGAAGCAGGATGAAACTTAGTACCGCCAACAGGATACTCGACATAAGTACCGTTAGTAGGGTGTTGACCATAAATCTTATTGTTCGCAGCAGCAAATATTAAGTTGTTGTCTGATTTAACAAACTCAAACACTGTCTTAACAGCACTAGAGTTAAAGGCAGTAGGGTTTACTTTAGACCAACCCTTACGTGAACCAATACGACCAAACTTATCAATGACGCAGTTATCCGCTTTCAGAGCAAACCCTGAAGCTAAGGTAACACCAGAATCCTGACTATTTAAGCCATAGAATCCCGGTGCAGCGATAGAAGCAGCGTTCATCTTCTTCATACGCTAACCCATTCTCCCTCTTCAATGTAACGACCTGATTCCAACGCAATAGCGTCAGCAAGGCTTGTCAAATACAAAGCATAGGCTTCGTTACTTGTGATACCAGCATCTTCACCACGTTCTGCAATAGCACGAGCATAAGCACCCATGATGACAGGCTCATGTGGAACATAAAGCACATCAGCATCAGCAACAAGCTCAATTTGAGGCTTAATGATGTTAAAACGGATGTTATAGACACTATCAGGAATAGGATATAAATCTACCTGTGTATCACCGTTTACGTCAGTACCATTAAAATTAAAATAAGTAGGAGTACCCTTTTGTGGGTTATTTACTAAAAATGCTTGGTCCATCCAACGAGTAGTACGATTCTGAAGAATCATGTTGCTAGTGTCGTTGATGATGTCAATCAATCTAAACCGCTGACCAGACCCTGTTAACACATAGTTAAAGATGTCAGGAGTGGTTACAGCAGATAGTGTCTCTGAGAGTGAATTCCAGTTATACGCATCTTCTACTTGACGCTTGGAATCATTAATGTAGGTCGCAATGAGCTTGACATACTCACTATCGTTTACAGACGTGGCTTCAGGCTCTCTTAAACGACGGAGAACTGAGTTGGTCAGTTGGAGGTAATTATAAGCAGCCATATTTTCCTAATCTTAACACAAATGTTGTAAAAATGCAACACTTTTCTTTATTATTTTACCACTTTACTTTGTCAGCCCAATAAGCCGCACTGAGCTTACCTTTAGCAATATTGGTGGCATGACGAGCTTTAAAAGCCTTATTTCTAGCAGAACCGTCAGGACTGCCTTTAACACCTTGTTGACCGAAGCGAATCAGCTTCTCTTGGTCTCCTGACTTAGCCAGTACAGCATGGGACTTAGTAGGGTGACTAGGTGTCTTCTTAGGCTTGTTATAGCCAGCAAAGGTCTCTTTACCCTTCTTAATCATTTCTTTTTCTTCTTAGCTACACCAGCCTGAGACAGAGCAATCGCTACTGCTTGCTTACGAGACTTGACTACTGGACCACCTTTACCACTATGTAGGCTCTTGTCCTTGTATTCACCCATTACTTTACCGATTTTAGCTGTTTGTTTCTTAGTAGTCTTCATAGATGTTTAATTATCCAGTCTTTAAATAGGGTTAAGAAAATACCGATACCAGAGGCAATAAAAGCTACTCCACCTAAGAAGCCTTTATAGCGAGTCATCTCATCTTTTACTTCGTGCATTAGCTTTAGCAGTTCTTTATGATTTTGTTCTAAGTCTTCTACTTTAGTCTCAATGACTGCTAGTCGTTCGTACTGGTCTGTCATTATGCTGCTCTTACCATGTATGCTTGGAAATAGTTATTGGTTTCTGCGTTAGTTACGGAAGTTGATAATGTTCCTACACCGTTTAACAGAAAATAAAACTCAACATAATCAGTAGTGCCGTTCAAATAGATTAAAGCGGATATTGTTGTTCTACCAGCAGTTGATGAACTTATATCCATACCAGTTTTAAATAAAGCACCATTTTTATAAATGAATGAGTAACTTCTTGTTACGCTTGTTGTAGATGTAGGATTAACCATACCATTTACTTGGTAATATCCAGCAACATTAGGTGTAAAACGATAAGTTGAATTGTCATAACAGCTTGCAGTATCAAATTCTTCTGTATTTGCAGATAATTTTGTAGAAGTGTTTGCAGTAACAGTTTGACTGGCACTGGCATAAGCACTAAACGCTGGACCTTTACCAGCTACACCAGTAGCAATTTCAGCCTGAGTAATGCTGTTATCAGGTAAACCACCAGCAGCTAATCCTGTGATTGTCCCATCACCGCTTAATGTCATTGGCATTATGTATTCTCCGCTGGAATTGGTGTATTTCCTTCAGCCACCCATGCAAGGTAGGTTTGATAGTCTGTGTTGTCAGAATTTACAGGAATAAATGCGTTGTCTGATAAACGCTGAATATAACCTTGTTCCATTGTTAATCTATACATTTATAGCTCCGCATCTGAAGAATATTGATAACAGCATTA